GACCAAGGAGTCGACGGGCAGCAGGGCGAACCCAACGCCCTTCGGCTCCACCGTGTGGAAGGACAGGGCCAGAGACACATTCGAACTCAAGGCGTCCCAACTGCGGAACGCCGCATACTCCGACTTCGCGCTCCACCATAGGAAATCCAACATGGGGCCGTTGCACGATCCGTTAGGGTTCCGTTTGACCTGGGCCGACGGCTGCACTATCGAGGCCCTGGATATCCGTGAGAATGCGGAGCTAGTGGCGGGTCTGCCGATATCGGAGCGGGCGAGGATCGCAATCGGGGAGACCGGGCCGATGACGACTGAGGAGATTGCGGAGATGCTGGACTCGCCCCGGTCGACGGTCGCGTCCAGCCTATCGAGAGACCACCGGTTCGCCAGCCAGAATGGACGCTGGGAGCCGTCGGATACAGACTGGTGAAGGAGGTATTGAGACGGGCTGCAAAAGCTTTCGGAGCGAGGATTATCACAGAGAGGAGCAAGACATTGGCTACAACGACAACGGATACATCGAGGGCGGGGTGGGAGAGTCGACGATGGTGCCGCGAGGCAACCGTGCAGCACGTATGCCGGGAGGGGTGTTACTGGATAGACGACCCGGTCAACGAGGTGATGACGTCGCGGACTGTGCTGGTCACGCCGGAGATCGCGCTGGAGTGGCTCAAACGCAACGACCATAACAGGACATTTACGCGAGGGACTGCCCGTGCGCTCGCGGCTGAGATGCAGCGGGGCTATTGGAAGGAGAACGGGGAGTCGATTGTGTTTGACGCGAACGGCGTCCTGATCGACGGCCAGCACCGGCTCCAGGCCGTGCTAAACAGCGGCCACGAATACCTCGTCCCGGTTATCACGGGGGTGCAGGCGGCAGCGAGGCCGACGGTAGACACCGGCGTCAAGCGGACGGCGGCGAACAACCTGCAAATGGCCGATCAGCAGAACTCCGCTGTGCTGGCTGCGACGATAATGCTGTGGCGTGGGTATCAGGCCAAGAACGCCCGGCAGATGACCCACCCGGCCTCGGTCGCACCGGAGGATCGCGTCAGCATTCCTCGGGTTCTGGAGTATCTCGAGGAGTGGCCGGGGCTGAAGGAGGCGGCGCGGCAATCTCTGGCCCTGCGCCCGTCAGGCCAGGGGCGGTCGCTCGTCCCATCGTCCGAGGCCGCGATGATATGGTTCGCCATCGTCCAATCGGGGGCATCGCGGGATCGGGCGAATCAGTTCCTGGGATCCGTCCTGTCAGGATTTAATTTGCCCGAGGACAGCCCCATCATCGGCCTCCGGCGTCGCCTGATCGACCAGCTAGGTTCAGGGCTACGGATGGACAAGCGGCGGCGCATAGCCCTCGTGCTGAAAACCTGGCAGCTATGGTCGACCGGCAAATCTCGGAAGGTGATCAGGTGGGAGCCGACCGAGCCGTTCCCGTTCCTGTAACAGCGGTGATTCGCGACGGTTAGGGTAAAGGGTGCCGGGGCGGTCTTAACACGCCGCTCCGGCGATCCTGGGACGGTCTACGGGGGGCTATGAGGGACGGTGCCATGATCCAACGGCAGGCGAGTTTCGATTTTGTCGAATGGGGGCGGCTGGAGAAGGCGTTCTGGCAGTTCAACCTCGCCCATCCCGAGGTCTACAGAACGCTGGTCTCATTCGCCCGACAATGGCGGGAGAGGCGTGGGTCGGATGCGGTCTGCGGGATTGGTGCGCTGTACGAGCGGGCGCGGTGGGAAATGTGGATTCGGAGTTTGAGCGATAAGCCGCCGCCGAAGCTGAGTAACAATCACCGGGCATTTTACGCGAGGCTGATCATGGAGCGGAACCCAGACCTCGCCGGTATATTCCGCCTGAAGCGGCAACGAGTCCAGGCGACGTTCGGCCCAGATAATCAGACCCTCGATCCCGACGAGTACATGGAATGATGGCGATAGATTCGATGGATCATAGCCCCGTCTGGACTCTCACTCCGAGGGTCTGGGCGGGGCTTTTTTGCGTTTGCGGAGGAGGGCGCAACGACGCCCGCAACGACACGCAACAGCTACGACCCATTGCGGCGCAACGCCCCGCAATTGCGGCGCAACAGCTATGATCCCTCGCGCGCGTAAGAGCTAAGACAAGAGACTAAGACTTAGCCCCGAGTCCCTAAAGACGAGGGGCTAAGAGACTAAGACAAAGAGACTTTTGACTAGACAGACACCCGTTCGTCCTTTTGGGTCTCACGGGTGTCAAGATCAGAACAGGAGGCGACATGGACTCACTGACGATCGAGATTATGCCAGACAATCGACTGTCCAAGAACGGCCTGAGAAAGAACAACTGGCGGGTGTCCCGGGCTTTGATGAAACAGGCCCGCGAGGATGCTTATATGCTGGGCTTCGCAGAGATGGAGGACGACTGGGAGACACCGGAGCAGGCGACGGTCGAGGTCGTCCAGTACTATGCTCGTCGGCCCCTGGACTTCGATGGCCTCGCCTGCATCGTCGCTCCGACCATCGACGGCCTGGTAGACTGCGGGGTGCTGGAGGACGACGACCCAGGCCATATCGTCGGGTATACGCTGGGCCATGTGAAGGTGGCGACCCTGGCCGAGAACCGCGTGGCGATCACGGTCACGCCCGTTGTCAGCGAATAGGAGGCGCAATCGTGAGGGAAACTACTCCGAAGACGTTCCGGTGCGTGCGGTGCGGGGCCGAGGAGGAAGCGTTGCCCACGGGCATCACCGACGTTATGGGCGGGACTTTTTTCACCTACCATACGCCGAAGGGGTGGTGGTGCATTACCACTGAGACCGGGATGGTGACGTTCTGCGCTGGCGAGGACGTGGGCATAGTGACCGACGAGATCATAGACGTCATGGGTAACGTGGAGGTGCAGCCGTGCAGATTAGAGACCATGTGAAGGAGCGTTGGACGTGGCGGTGTCGGTACTGCGGGAACCCGCCAGCTAATAACAAACAGGGCCAATGGGGTCGGGCCTGTTCGGGGTGCAAGGGATCGCTGACGCGGATGCTCCGCTCAGGGACGGCAACGAAGGAGCGGCTCATGGGGATGGTGTACAACCACCTTAGCGGAAAGTGGGTAGACGATGCAGATTAGAGACCGGATCAAGGAGCTTCGCCGCGTCCCGGCATCGGAGCTTCTGCCGAACCCGAAGAACTGGCGGACGCATCCTGTAGCGCAGCAGGATGCCCTGAGAGGCGTGCTGGCCGAGGTCGGGTATGCCGACGCCCTGATCGCCAGGGAGACGCCGGAGGGGCTGATGTTGGTCGATGGGCATCTGCGGGCCGAGACGACACCGGACTCCGAGGTTCCGGTGCTGGTGCTGGACATCGATGAGGCGGAAGCCGACCTGATGTTAGCGACCCTTGATCCATTGGCTGCGATGGCGGGCCGGGACGAGGAGCGGCTGACGGAGTTGCTGTCGACGGTATCCTCGGACAACGACACGGTGAACGCTCTCCTCCAGACCCTGGCTAATGGATACGAGCCTCTGACGATATTGCCGCCATCTGACGCGCCAATAGACTCGGACGGCGGTCTGGGGTCGCTCAGTGCCAGGTTCCTGATTCCACCCTTCAGCGTATTAGATGCCCGTCAAGGATACTGGCAAGAGCGGAAACGGTCGTGGCTAGCGTTGGGGATTGAGAGCGAGTTGGGTCGCGGTTCAAGCCCTGGCACGAGTGCCAGGGCTGACGACCCAAGTTATCGCGAAATAGGGAACCGCAAGCCTAACGCCACGCCTGGAGGGTCGCCGATGCCGCTTGACCGAGCCAGTGGACTCTCTGGTACGAGTATCTTCGACCCTGTTCTCTGTGAGATTACTTGTAGTTGGTTCTGCCCACCTGCCGGGTCAATCCTCGACCCGTTCGCGGGCGGCTCCGTTCGAGGAGTCGTCGCGGCGTATCTTGGCAGAGGTTACACCGGGATTGACTTGAGGCCGGAGCAAGTAACAGCCAATGAGGAACAGGCCCAGGCCATCGTCCCGAACAATATGCCCGTCTGGATTGTCGGCGACAGCCGGACAGCCATCCCGGCAGTCGAGTATGATTTTGTATTCTCATGCCCGCCATACTATGACCTTGAGCAGTATTCAGACGATGACGCCGACTTGAGCAACGCCGCCGAGTATGATTCGTTCATCCTCGCGTATCGGCAGATCATTCAGACAAGCGTTGACCGCCTTCGACCGGATAGCTTCGCCTGTTTCGTGGTCGGTGACATTCGCGACAGCCACGGCATATATCGTAATTTTGTGGGCGACACCGTCGACGCCTTCCAGGATGCCGGAGCGGGTCTATATAACGAAGCGATACTGGTCACAGCGGTCGGGAGCCTACCGATTCGGGTTGGCCGAGGATTTGAGTCAGGGCGCAAGTTGGGCAAGACGCATCAGAACGTCCTGATATTTTATAAAGGGGAGCCTGGCCGCATACGAGAGCGGCTAGGTGAGGTCGATATATCAGCAGCCCTGGCACCGTTTGACGAGGAGGAGGTCTGATGGCGAAGCGCAAGCAGCCGGGACTCTACCCGACGCCGCAGAAGCGGGCCGAGTGGGAGCTTCGCCGGTATCAGATGCTGGAGCTTTACAAAGGGGGCGCGACCGAGAAGCAGATCGGCGAGACCCTGGGCGTCGACAAGTCGCAGGTTCACCGGTCGATCAAGCGCGTCCTCAACGACCTCGCGGAGAAGTACAGCGGCATAGCCGACCAGATGCGCGGCCTACAGATGGAGCGGTACACGACCCTCCTGTCGCGGTGGTGGCCCCAGGCTCTCGCCGGTGACGAGGCCGCGACGAACATGGTGCTGAAGATCATGCACCGGATCAGCGAGATCAACGGCGTGATACCGAAGGAACCGCTCATCACCATCGACCAACGGGCGATCCACCTGACCCAGGGCGAGGTCACATTCTCAATCGAGGCAGCAAGTGGCAACTACCTCAACGGCAACGGCCCCGACGGTACAGTACCGGAGACCCAGCCTCTACCCGAAGCAACAGGCGGCGATCTTCTCGGCTGACCGCTACGGGATCATCGAGGGCAGTACGAAGTGCGGCAAGACGGTCGCCTGTATCGCGTGGATTCTGGAGCAGGCGATGGGCGGGCTGCGGGGTCAGGCGTTCTGGTGGATATCCCCGGTCTATCCGCAGGCCAAGGTCGCCTATCGGCGGCTCAAACGCGGCCTGCCGGAGACCCTGTACACGGCCAACGAATCCGAGCTTACGATCACCCTGGTGAACGGGGCGATCATCTCGTTCCGGTCTGCGGAGAAGCCCGACAACCTCTACGGCGAGGACGTCTATGCCGCCGTGCTGGACGAGGCGACGCGGATGCGGGAGGAGGCATGGCACGCGATCCGGTCGACCCTGACGGCGACCCGTGGCCCGGTGCGGATCATCGGCAACGTCAAGGGCAGGAGGAACTGGGCGTATGCCCTGGCGCGTCGGGCCGAGGGAGGGGAGCCTGAGTGGACGTATGCCAAGCTCACGGCCTCGGACGCCGTCGAGGCGGGGATCATAGCGTCGGAGGAGATCGCCCAGGCCCAGCGGCAACTACCTGAGAACGTGTTCCGCGAGTTGTACTATGCCGAGCCGTCAGACGACGGCGGGAACCCGTTTGGTCAGGAGGCCATCCGGGCCTGCATCGGGGACGTCTCCGGGGCTCCTCCGGTGGTCTACGGGGTCGACCTCGCCAAGTCTGTCGACTGGACGGTCGTGGTCGGCCTCGACGATACCGGGGCCGTCTGCCGGTTCGATCGGTATCAGTGGCCCTGGGAGGAGACCGTGCGACGGTTGGCCCAGGAGATCGGCACGACGCCCGCCATCGTGGACTCCACCGGGGTCGGCGATCCTATCGTCGAGCGGCTCCAGCGGGAACTGTCGAACGTCGAGGGCTACAACTTCTCCTCGTCGTCGAAGCAGAAGCTCATGGAGGGCTTGGCATTGGCGATTCAGCATGGCGAGGTGCGGTATCCTCAGGGCGTGATCGTCTCCGAGCTTGACGTCTTCGCGTACGAGTACACCAGGACGGGCGTCAGGTACTCCGCACCAGACGGGATGCACGACGACTGCGTGATGGCTCTGGCCCTGGCGGTATATGGTCGTACAGGCGCGCCGGGAGTGGGGGTGTGGTAGATAGCACCTGTACCGCAACCAATGCCCTATATGGACGATCCGTTAACGGATACGTCGGGGCATGACGGAGGAGTGCAAGGAACTACGGTGCCAGGGCTGCGGGAAGCTCCTCGCGGAGAAGGCCGCGTCCGGCACGGTGATCGTATGCAGCCGGTGCAAGGTTCGCAACGAGGCAGATTGATGAGACCATATTACGAGGACGATGCCGTCACCATCTACCACGGGGATTGCCGGGAAATATTACCGACGCTGGGGCCGGTGGACTTGGTGTTGACCGACCCGCCTTATGGAGTCGGGAAAGCCGAGTGGGACAATGCCTCATGGGATTGGCTTCCAATGGCGGCCAGGGCTTCGCAGGTAATGGGTATTATGCCGGGGATTGCGAACTTGTTGACGCTGCCTTTTGAAGTTGAGGGTCTGTTTTACCGATGGATGCTTTCGGTACGTATCATAAACAACACGACCCGTGGCGTCATGGGCTTCGGCAACTGGATAGCCTGTGCGGTCTACAGTCGAGAAGGCGTCAGCGTATATGACCAGGCACAGGACGCGACGGAGGTATCCATAAATGGACAAATGCCTGACCATCCCTCACCGAAACCGTATGATGCGATGCGGTGGCTCGTGTCCAGGCTCCCTGGAGAAGTAGTCCTCGACCCGTTCATGGGCAGCGGGACGACGCTTCGGGCCGCCAAAGACCTGGGGCGCAAGGCTATCGGCATCGAGATTGAGGAACGCTACTGCGAGATCGCGGCCCAGAGGATGTCGCAATCGGTGCTGGCGTTTGACGCGATATAACCGGGCGTGGTATCGTCCGTAACAGTGGCCCGATCCGGCGCAGTGTCCGAGGCGCAAGCCCGAACGCCGGTGGAGGTCACTATTGGCGTTTTGGGACACTCTGCTCCGCAAGCAGCAGCAGGAACTCTCGACCACCGTCCCGCTCAACCTCGACGTCGGGCAGGCGTCATACCCTGACGTCAACTATCAGAACTTCGCCTCCGAGGGTTACGGCCAGAACGAGATCGTCCACGCCTGCATCCGCGAGCTAGCCACCTCTGCGGCCTCGCCCCGGTATTACGTCCAGGCTCCATCGACTGAAGGCGGTAGCGTCGAGGTCGAGACCGGCCTGCTCTACGATCTGACCACCAAGCCGAACCCATACTCCGACTGGTACTCGTTCATCGAACGGCTGGTCACGTTTCTGATGGTCGCGGGCAATGCCTACGTCATCAAGGAGCGGGGCAGGAACGACCAGGTCTCGGCGATGTATCTGCTACGTCCCGACCGGGTCACCATCGTCGCCGGGGACTATGGCGCGAGTAGCTACATCTATACCGTCGGCGGCATCGAGTACGGGGTGGCTGCACGGGACATGTGCCACCTCGCCCTACCGAATCCCGCCGGGGACATCTACGGCCTCTCGCCTCTCCAGGTCGCGGCCCGCACGGTCAACCTCGACCTGAACATGACGGACTTCGCGAAGGTCTATTTCGCCAACGCGGGCGTCCCGTCCGGTCTGCTCAAGGTCAAGCGTCGCCTGACCTCCCAGGAGGAAGCGTCAACGATCCGGTCGCGGTGGCGGTCTCAGTTCGGCGGGGTCAACAACTTCCACCGGATCGCGATCCTCGACGACGACGCCGAGTATCAGCCGATGAGCAACAGCCCGAAGGACATGTCGCTCGACGGGCTGCACAACCTGACCGAGTCCCGCATCTGTGCGGTCTTTGGCGTCCCGCCGATCCTCGTCGGTGCCAACGTCGGCCTTCAGCGGTCGACCTTCTCCAACTACCGGGAAGCGCGTCTGGCGTTCCATTCCGAGACCCTGGAGCCGATGGTTGCCCGCATCCTCCGGTACTTCAACGCGAACCTGTCCGACGAGTACAGCACCAACGAGACCCTGACGGTGGACTGGGCCGCGATGCGGGGCGTCCTGGATGATCAGGCCGCAACGACAACCCGCCTGACGGGCCTGTTCGCGGGCGGCATCCTTACCCTCAACGAGACGCGGGAGGCTCTGGGGTTCGACGCGGTCTCGGACGGTGCGCTCCGGCGTATCCCATCTTCGATCTTCGAGGTCGCCGAGGGTCAGGCCGCTCCGGTCGCAGTCGATGCCGCTCCGGTCGAGCAGGCCCACCCAGTCCTCGCCCAGATCAAGGCTCCGCGGGTCGCTCCTCGCGGGCAGATGCTCCGGCGTCGGATGATCGAGGAGCGGGAGGAGGAGACCGATGATCTGGCGGCAAAGGTCTTGCGGCATTTCCGCGGCATCAGGAACCGGGTCGACGGCATCCTGGGCCGCCACATGGAGCGGCAGACCGCCCAGACAAAGGACTATCCGTTCGGCGTCACCGACATGCTCCCGCCAATCGAGACCGGGAATATGGAGAAGATTCTGGAGGCCGCGTATCGTCGGGTCTCCAAGCGCACGTTCGGCACGATCAACGACGTGGGCGTCGCCGGGACTCTCGACTGGTCGGACAAGCTCCCGACGGTGCAGCGGGTACTAACCCAGGCTCCGACGCGGGCCGCGATGATCCACCGAACGACCTCCAAGGCCATCGGCAAGGCGGTCGGCATCGGACTGGAGCGGGGTTACTCCATCGAGCAACTGGCGCGGGGCGTACCGGACGACAAATTCCCCGGCATACGCTCGATTCTGGGGGAGACCGAGAACCGGTCAAGGCTGATAGCCCGCACCGAGATAATGAGGAGCCAGAACCAGACCACAGTCGGATTCTATAAAGAGCAGGGCTTCGCGTATGTCCAGGCCGACGACGTAGACGGCGATCCCGACGACAACTATATCGACCCCGGCGACCCCTACGGTCGGACGTGTGCGGAGCGGCACGGTCAGGTCTACACCCTGGAGGACTCCCAGAACATCGACGACCACCCGAACGGGACGCTCAATTGGGTTCCGATGCCGAGGGGCTATAAGCCCGAATCGGAGCCGGGTGGAGTATCCACCGATGTTCCCAGAACGCCCGATCGTTCAGACCCTCAAATTAGTGGGTTCGATCCTTCACAATGGGCTGGCCCGACCGTCAAGACAGGTAAAAATGTCAATCCCGCTGCCGCGGAAGGTGCAAACGCGCATATTCGACAAACGGTAATGAGTATGAAGGGCAACACAGGAGAATATATTGCGAAGCTCTATGAATCGAATGCGACGGCTGTTCCTCAGATATTAAGTAAAAAATCTAGAAGTTTCATAGGTCGCGATCCTGCAACCGGGCAACGTATGCAAGCGGGCGGGGTTTATCATACAGGCAAAGATACCGTGAAGATCGCAGCGGGTAATATTGAACACTCCATTACGCACGAAATGGGGCATCAGATAGCATCGCAAAAGCATCTATCGAAGATACTGGGAAGCAAAGAACGAGCCATTAAATTCAATAAGGAAATAGACGAGGCATTCAAAACCGCAAAAGTTCGACAGAAACGATGGTTGGCAGACCCAGACGCGCCCGGTGGATACCCCGTTGTTTCCGATTACGGCATGAAAGCCGTGGACGAATATATTGCAGAGGGTTTCAAGTATGCAGTACAGAACCCCGAAAGGCTGGCAAGGGTCGATCCTGACTTATCCAAAATAATGCACAGATATGTTGTCGGTAGCAAACGCATATCAGTTGGCGATGTTCCAGGGTTCGACCCAGTGGTATATACACAACGATTGCGAGAAGCTAGCCAAGCTCATGCCCAACGATTGCGAGAAGCTAGGGGGCAGCAATGAAATTTTACGTTCTGCGAATGAGTAAGGGCGGTAGGCCATCGAAGCGGATCGGAACGTTACAGTGGACGTCCGACGAATGGGATTATAAAACCGAAGACAGTGAACTTGCGATTTTGCTAGATGAAGTTAAAACAACGGGAACGGTTTTTGTCGAAAGTTCGTTTGAGGAGGACGGTCAGATTTTTGAGTTTGTCGAGGAGAAAACCGACGCCACGGCATCCAATTTTTTGAGTGGGCTAGAAACATTACTGGAACGGCAATCAGAAAATCAGGCGATATGGATTGATACGAGCGAGAATCTGGAGGCAATATGATCCACAAGACCATGATCGCCAGCGCGAAGGCCGTCGACGAGGCCGAGGGGATCGTCGAGGCGTACACGAATACGATGGGCGTGGTCGATGCGGACGGCGACATCGTGGAGCCGACGGCCTTCAATTCCTCCATCGCGGACAACCTCCCGATTCCGGTGCTGTCGGGTCACGATCAGGGGAAGCTGGTCGGGAAGGTCATATTCGCCCAGCCCCGGCATATCACTGGCGACGAGTACCGGTTGTTCACCCGGATGCAGATGAACATGGAGACCGAGGCGGGCCGGGACGCCTTCAGCAACGTCGCCGGGGATTACGTTCGCGAGTGGTCTATCGGGTTTAACATCCCGAGAGAGTCCGATGTCGAACAGGAGGGTAGCGACGTCTCGACCGTGATCCGGCGCATCGGGAACCTTGACTGGGTCGAGGTCTCGTCGGTGATTCGTGGATCGTCTCCATCGACCGTGACAGTCGCGGCCAAGTCCTCCCTGGTAAAGGACGGCGACATCGTGGACGGGTTCCACCGTTGGGCGGAGGAGGAGAAGGGCGCGATCCCGTCCCACCTGACGGCATGGGTCGAGGACGCCTGGGACGGCGGGCTGATGCGGGGCCGGATCAAGGGCGGGGCGGCGATCCTCCGAGCGGCTCACGCCTGGGTCGATCCAGAGGGCGACCCCGAACTCAAGTCGAGCTACAAATATCTACACCACCATATCGGGCGCAATGGTAAGGGCGGAGCGGCTAACGTCCGGGCTATCACGACCGCCCTGGCGAACCTCAACGCCCGCAGGACGTCGATACCGGAGAACGACCGGCGCGGGGTCTACAACCACCTCGCACGGCATCTCCGAGAGGCGGGCCGCAAGCCCTCCGAGCTACGGTCTGCGGAGCCTCCCGACCACTCCAAGCCCTTCCCGAACTTCCACGCCTGCCGGATACGGGAGCCGGACGAGTTCGACCGGTTCCGCACCGCAGACGAGACCATCGACGACAAGCCGGTCGTGGTGCTGTATGGCCGAGAGGTAGAGACCGAGGACTGGGATATCGCGTCCTATCATCTACCGGTCGACGATTGGACGGAGGCCGAAGCCCGTGCGTTCTGCGAGGAACACGACGGGATTAAATTTGAGCCAGCAACAGGCGAGGACGACGACGCACCGGCAGACGACGACGCAACGGACGAAGCCGCCTCCAGCACGGCCCCAGAGGCCGCCCTGGACACGGCAGAGCGGACGTTACGCCTCCAGCGGATCAAGCTCGCCCTGCATGGAATACACAACACACAGGAGCAATGAATTGAACACGCATAACATGAGGAAAGAGGCCAACGCCCTCCTCGGTCAGGCTGAGGCATCACTGAAAGACGGTGAAGTCGAGCAGTTTGAGAGGATGATCGCGGACGCTACGACCAAGATGGCAGAGGCCGACAAGATAGATCAGGCAGCGTCCCAGTTGAAGGTTTTGCAGGGCGAGTTCAGCCGCCCGACCAATAGCGTACCGATAGCGGACAAGGACGTCGCGGCATACGACGCGAACGATACGGGCGCGATCAACAAGGCGTCCTACAAGCCCTCCGCATGGGTCAAGGGACTCCCGGCGATGGCGCAGCCGCTATGGGTGCAGGAGCAGATGGGCCACACCCAGAAGGAGGAGGCCCGGTTCCAGACCGACACCTTCGTGAAGTGGCTCCGCAGCCCGTCCGACGACGTGTTCTGGAAGACCGCATCGGCAGACGAAGTGAAAGCCATGCAGGAGGAGACGGATGCCGAAGGTGGCTTCTTTGTTCCAGAGCAGTTCATCAGCCAGACGATTCACGATCCAGGGGTTCCGGGTTCGCAGCTTCGGCCGCTCTGCACCGTGATCCGCGTCTCGTCTAAAGACGGCTACGTGCCGACGATGGGATCGGCATCCTGGGCAGCGATCGCCGAGGAAGCCGCGTTCAGTGACCAGACGCCCACGGTCGGTCAGGTATCGTTCTCGCTGGAGAAATCCGGCGGTCTGATCAAGACGACTCGTGAGTTGCTGGAGGACTCCGCGGTGAATCTCCCGGCGTTGCTGACGCAGATATTCCAAGAGGCTGCGGGCAGGTTTGAGGATACCGGGATTATCAGCGGAAACGACAGCACTCAGTATGCGGGGATCATGTCCGATGCCAGCGTGGCGTTCTACACGATGGCAAACGCGACGAGCGTAGTCGGGGCTGACTTGATCGGGACGTACTACGCCCTCGAAGCGCAGCACCGGGCGAACGCGACGTGGGTCATGAAGTCCACGATAGCTGCGCTCATCAACTCGATTGCTATCACCGCCGCTGGCGTTCACAGCATCCCAAGCCTGACCGCTGCACCAGCGGACTTCATCTTGGGCAAGAAGAACCAGTTGGTTGATGCGACGAGTGGCCTGGGCGGTAACATCACGTCCACTGAGAAGATCGCGATCTTCGGCGACTTCCGGCAGTACTACATCTTCGACAGGGTCGGCTTCACGATTCGGAGGAATGACAGCCTGTACATGGGCAACGACCAAGTCGGGTTCTTCGCCTCACGGCGAGGCGACGGTCAGGTCGGACTGGCGGCAGCGTTCAAGATTCCACGCGCCGCATAACGTAGCGGTAACAAGTAGGGCGCGGGGCTTCGGCCTCGCGCCCTGGTCGGGAGGCGATTTATGCCCAAGGCAAAAAGCCTGGTCAATGTGACGTTCGGGGCCACCGGGGAGGTCTACGAGATGGGGCAGACTTACGATGTCCCGGCAGAGATTCTCAAGAAGTACCCTGATTACTTCAAGGTCTCCAAGGCGGCAGCAAACAAGCAGGCCGCGACCGAGGAGAATAAGTAGTGGCGACCCGCCACACCTACGCGACCGCTGACGACCTGCGCGATTACCTCGCTGGGACGAGCTACTCGTCCGGCTGGACGTCTGACGCGGGTTCTATCCGGCGCATCCTGGAGGCGGCGAGCCGGAGGATCGACGATTACTGCGGCGGCGGTACGTTCGGGCCGTTGACCGAGACCCGGCACTACGACATCGGCTCCGGCAGCCTGCGGAACTCTCCGCAGTATCAGGCCGTGGCGATAACGGATGCCATCAAGACCTCGATGTCGACTCCCGGCGTCGTGCCGCTGGACGGTTGGATCGTCAGCCCGACCACGGTGACGGCCTACGGTGGAACAGACCGGGCAACCTCGGAGACCCTGACCGAGGGCTACAACGCGGACTACTGGCTGATGCCGTACAACTCCGCGCCGAAGACGATCCTGAAATTAAACGAGGACACGACCAAGGGCTTCGACGCAGGCCAGCAGACCCTCTCGATCCTCGGCTCCTGGGGCTATACCGCTGACACGGTCAGTGTCACTACCTCCGACCTGATAGGGTCAACAACAGCGACGTCCGTGTCGGTAACGTCTGCGACTGATCTCGGCCCCGCGCAGACGATCCTCATCGACTCGGAGCAGCTATACGTCACGGCGATCTCTGGCAATACCCTGACCGTGGAGCGAGGCGTCAATGGATCGACCGCGGATTCCCATAGCGGCGGTGCATCGCTTTACCGGTACGACTATCCTGAGCTAGTCGTCCAGGCGGCTCTCGATCTGAGCAAGATCGTATTCAGAGATCGCGACCTGGGAGCCGCCACGACTATCGGCTCCGGCGATGCCGCGATCAGCGGTGCAGCCGGGGAGATCAACTCGATCCTGATGACCCTCGACCAGTACCGGGTCACCGGCACGTCCAATGGGGTGTTCTTCTAATGCCGCCCACTCCGACGACCTCGTTCAAACTCAAGGGGCCGATGTTTGAGAAGCCGACCCAGATCAGTCTCGGATTCGCGGAGGCGGTCAACCGTGGGCTGTTAGACCTCGCGACCATCGAGGGGTCGAACAAGGTCAAGGAGCAACTATATCCCGGCCACGGTCGCATCACCGGAAACCTCCGCAATCATATTGGAGCGTCTATCGTCCGTGACTACGTCTCCCAGGTCGACGCGGGAGAGGCACGGTATGGGGCTAACCTCATATATTCAAACTGGGTCGAGGGGATCAGCAGCCGGAACCAAGCCTCGGTCTTCAGGGGCTACGGGGTGTTCCAGAACGCCTACGACCACATCCAAAATAATCCGAAGCTGTACGAGGAGTACATCGGGGACGCCCTGATCGAGGCGTTCGATTGAGCCGGTCGGGGGCATTGGCCCAGATCGACACGCTCCTCGCGGCGATATCCGACCCGGCCTTTGTCGCGGTGTATCGCGGGGAGCCGCTGGCGATCGCAGGGACGCCGGTGTTGGCGTTCTGGCTGACCGGTCGCCGGAGCGACTTCGAGACCCTGGGCGACATCGGATCGGTCGTGACGGTGACGATACGAGCATATTTTCGGATGCAGGATTCGGCAGATGTTCGCGAGAGTATCGAGGAGGAGGTCTGGGATGCGATGTACCAGATCGACAGCCAGCTCCGGTCGGACGCCGACCTGGGCGGTAACGTCACCGACTCCTCGGTCGGGGCCGCGTCGGTCGGATATCAGAATATGAGCGGCGGGGTGTTCCGCACGGTGTCCGTCCCATACGAGATGGAACTTTATGGCGAGGTCACCATCACGCCGTAGTGGCCCCAGGATGGCCGGAGAGCGATTTAATCACGGAGGACGTAGATGGCTAAGACTAACGGGCTGAACGTCCGGCTTTACGTCGAGGGATACGACCTGTCGGGCGATGCGAATGCCCTGAGCGGCCTGGGCTATACGTCCGAACTCCTCGACGTGACGACGCTCGACGTATCGGCGAAGAAGCGGATCATCGGGATCGTCGACGGGGAGATCAGCGTCGATGCGTTCTTCGACCCGGCGTCCTCCAAACAGCACGCGGTCTGGACATCGAACAGCGGCAAACAGCCGACAGCCGACCAGGAGGTTCTCGTTCCGATGGGCTCGGCGGTCGGTGATCCCTGCGTCGGGCTGGTGTCTAAACAGGGGACAATGACCACGACCCGCGCTCCGGGGTCGGCCATAGCAGCGAACGCAACCTATACGACCTCAAACGGATCAGGGCTAGAGTTTGGCGTCATGCTGACCGCCCATGATGACACCCATGCATCGGCAGGGTCTGGCACCGTGCTTGACGGCGGTGCCGCGACGTCGAACGGCGGTGCAGGCTATCTGCAACTGCTAAGCCTCGACTCGGGAAGCGTCACGGTGCAAATCCAGGAATGTGCGACCGAAGGCGGCTCATACGTGAACATAGTTACGTTCTCGACTGTGGCGGCGGCTGCGGCCCCGACATCGGAGAGGCTGACGATGGAAGGCACGGTTAAACGGTATTTGAAAGTGACAACGACAGGGACGTTCAGCAACGCGAAAATTGCAGTGGGATTCACGCGATTATAGGAGGTCGAAATCGTGGCAAAACAGACAGGACTCGGCGACTACGTGGCAGTGGACGACTCCGGCGGGACGGTCAGAGATATCAGCAATGACATCGGAGACTACGGGATAAATATCGCGCAGGAGTTGGTCGAGACCACCGGCCTCGACAAGTCGGCGCGGGAGCGGATCACCGGCATGAGCGACGGCGACGTGAGCTTGAACGGGACATTCAACGCGGCGAGCAACAAGTCGCACGATGTCTTCAAGACTCGTACCGGGACTCGGACGTTCGACCTGCGAGTTGGCGGGAACACATCTTCCAATCCGAAACTCGCGATGGAGATGCAGGTGGCGAGCTACGCGATCACGCGGGGATCAGACGGGGCGTTGACGTGGTCGGCGACTCTGAACTTGTCAGATGGCACCGTCCCGACCTGGAGTACCGTGGCCTGATGGTCATCAGCACCAATGGGGTTAAGCCCTTCGTCATTCAAAGGCGGCGGGCTGTCCTCGTGTTTTCCGAGCCGGAGTATGAGGGCATCCGCATCGAGGCCCGGCTTGATGTCGATCTGCGGACGTTCCTCGACCTCCAACAACTCGCGGGCGCATCGGATAATAATCCCGAAGGTCTGCGGGCCGCGTTTACAATGTTCGGCGACCAGATTCTCGACTCCTGGAATCTCCAGGATGAGGACGGCACGGTGCTGTCGGCAGACGCAGAAGGATTCCTGTCCCTGCCGCCCGCTCTCGGCACCGCGATCCTCGGAGCCTGGAGCGAGGCCGCGACAACGGCGGGGGAAGCCTCAGCCTCGGCATAGCCCGCTGGAAGGCTGTCCGAGGCGGTACGTATCAGGACGGGCGGCCAATCATCAAGCCGACCGAGCTAGAATTGGCCGAGATTGTGGACGGCATCTGTCAGCGGTATAGCTGTCTGCCGTCCCAGCTATTGGCCGAGGATGTTGGGATACTGCGGATGCTGGCAATCGTTTCAGAGGGCAAGGTAGAGGATAAGTCGAGTGGCTAACACCGTCACGATAATGGTCGACGCCGACACAAAAACGGCAGAGAAGAACATCAAGGGCATGGGGACGAAGTTCCGGTCTGCCATGAAGGGCGTCGCCGTGGCGGCTGGCGCAACGACGGTGGCGGCTGGAGCGGCGGCGAAACTCGGCCAGGAGTATCAGGAGGCGACGAACACCATCGCCGCTGGCACCGGGGCGTCTGGGGAGCAACTTGAAGGGCTGACCCAGGGCTTCAAGGACGTTTGGGGAACCGTCCCACAGGACGCGGCAACGGTTGCGTCGGCGATTGCTGACGTAAATACCGAGATGGGCTTGGAGGGCGCAGCCCTGGAGGATACGACGAAGGCGTTCCTCGACATCTCGCGGGCGATGGGCGAGGAAGCAGCCCCGATGATCAAACAGGTCGCCGACGCCATGATCGCCTTTGACACTCCGGCGTCAGATACTCGTGCCGTGCTGGACAAATTAACGACCGCCTCTCAGAACGCGGGCGTCCCGATGACTGACCTGGCTAAGAAGATGGTCGACTTTGGCCCTCAACTCAACGAACTCGGCCTCCCAATGGATGATGCCATCGCGCTGATCGCGAATATGGAGGCCGCAGGGATTGACGCGGGCAAAATGATGCCAGGGTTGAACAAAGCGATCAAGACGTTAGCAGAAGAAGGTGTCACCGATATTGCTGGCGGCCTCGCGGATATGATCGACGGCATCCAAAACGCCGCAACCGACAGCGAAGCTCTCGGTCTGGCGACAGATGCCTTCGGGGCCGGGGCGGGCGTTCGTTTCAAGGACGCCATCGGCAAGGGCGTATTCAGCCTGGAGGACATGCTGGCAGCGATGGGCGACTCCGAGGGTAAAGTCGCCGACCTCGGAGCGACCACCCTGACAATGTCGGACAAGATGAACACGATGAAGAACCGGGTCAAGGGGGCTCTGACTCCCATCGGGAACTTCGCCACGGCCCTCGGCCCGATGGTGATTATGATCCCGGCCCTGACGACCGGCATCTCCGCGATGGCAGGGTCTCAGACGATAGCAACGGCGGCGACCTGGCTCCAGACGACGGCGATGGCGGCTCTGAACGTCGCGATGGGGCCGATTGGGCTAATCATCCTCGCCATCGTTGCGGCAGTCATAGCGGCGATTGTGATCTTCAAAAACTGGGACAAGATTGTCCTCGTATTGAAGAAGACCTGGGATACAGTCTGGAACGCGATCAAATCCGTATTCGACACAGTTATGGGCAAGCTGTCGGCTGTGTTTAATAGCAAGCTGGGCTGGCTCCTCCCAGGCGGTGCGCTAATCAAGGCGTTGTTTTTCCTACGCGATAACTGGAAGACGATCTGGGACGGTATGAAGGGTGTTGTCAAGGCTATCGCGAACCCGATAATCGGCATAATCAACACTGTAATCGGCGCAGTCAATTCTCTCTTTGACGCCTTGAAGAAGGTGCAGTTTGGATGGGAAGAAAAGAAAAAGCTGGGCATCACCGTCCTCCCGGCCTTCCAGTTTGCACCGTTCAAGAATATGCCGACTATTCCGAAGATTCCAACGCTGGCGGCAGGCGGGATCGTAACGTCGCCAACACTGGCGATGATTGGGGAGCGCGGGCCGGAGGCGGTCGTGCCTCTGGGGCGTGGAGGAGCGGGCGGGATCACGATCAACATCCTCGGCCCTACGTATGGATTCGACGATTTTGAGGAGCGGGTCACCGAGGCGATCCAGGACGGCGTTCGCCGGGGCGGGTTCGGCGGCATCCTAGCAACGGCATGAGGTAGGACATGGCAAACGAACTCAAGCACGGCTCCGTCGGGACAGAGCTAACGCAGGCCGAATGGGAAGCGGTGGGAGCGCATGTGATCGACTCCCAGGCCGAGGGCGATATCGTATATGCATCGTCTTCATCCCAGTTATCCCGGCTCGGCAAAGGGGCCGACAATACCGTCCTCCATCTCGCGTCAGGTGTTCCGGCATGGACAGCTACACCGACGCTGACAGGTCTGACGGTGAGCGGGGCTCTGACCCTCTCGGGCGACGACGTACTCCACACCGTCGGGGCTGATGCGGACGGCGTCCTCGTCCTGCGATCAGAATCCCTTAACGCGGACACTACCCTGGCGGGGGTCATTGTTGGCACAGCCAAGACGTACCTAACCAGGGCTAATACGTTGATGATCAGTAACGTCGCGGACGCTGGCGGCAATATCCACATCCTCGCCACTGACTATGCAAACAACACATTCTCGGTACTGTGGGGGGACGGATCAGGCTCCACATGGATCAACGCGCTCGGTGGCCAGACGCTTCGCCTCACCGTAGGTACGGCGGAAGAATACGTTTTCAGCACGACTGCCGTAGATTTTCGCAGCAACCACCTCGATAATGCTGGGTATCTGGTGCTGAATGCGGTGACGTTGCCCGCAGGCTCGGAAGCTTATCTGGGCAATGATAATGCGGGCGATCTCACCCTCAATGCCCTCACAGGCAAGACCATCAACCTCGCTGTCAACGGCTCTGACGAATATGGCTTCAGCGCGACAGCGGCGGCGTTCGGGGCCAACGACCTCACCATGACGGGCGACATCGCTGCGACTGGAGCCAGGGTTAGCCACATATATACTACTAACCAGACCACCACGAACGCCGAGACAGTGGACTCCTGGAGCAAGGTCAAGGACTACGTTGAGAAATATGCCGGGCTTGCTCTTGACGTGGTTATGGGGATGGATGTGGTCATGTTCACTCATGAGGCTGACCGCGACCCGTCCAGGCGCGTCAAGCTGGGCGTCGATGCTGAGTCCATCAGAGAGCCATTGGCGACGCCGATGGGTGATTATGGCGATGGTGTCGGGATTGGCCCAAGAGTTGACATGGGGGCTTTGGCCGCTCTAAACACCAGGGCCATCCAGGAGCTGGCGGACAGGGTGATAAAGCTAGAAGCGGTGGAGGCTTAAATGGATATCGAAGCGGTGATCGACGCCTTGAGGATACCGAGGGCTGCACTCGACGACGCGCTCACAGCGGTGCACCTGTACGTGCAGGAGGTCAGAGCGGGACGATGGGAGTCTGAATCCGTCCGCAGCCGGGAGCGGCAGCAGATCGTTGACCTGGCCGAAGCGGCACAGGTCGATCTCTCGTCCTGGGATGGCTCGGTCTAATGGCTAGAAATGACGGGATCACAGACGCCGACCTCCAGTTGCTGATCGCGCAGAATCCTCTAGCCGCCGAGCAATTGAGGCGAATCATCGCCGAGCGGCTGCGTGGGGAGTTGCAGGCCGAACTCGACGCGCTCAAGTCCTCGGTGAACGGGGTAGATGCCGAGGCTGTGGCAGT